TTGAAGGGTAAAATTTATTTAGACGTAAGAAAAACAAACGAGCGTAAAGATGGATCATTTCCTGTGTTGGTTAATTTAACGCACGCGGGTAAAAGATCTGTGTTTTCGTTAAAAATAAATATACAGAAAAAAGATTGGAATTTCGATTTGGAATTGCCAAAAACTTCAAGTAGGTATTTTGTGGTGGTTAAGAAAAAGAAATTGTTATTGGAATCTGTTATGTTGGATTTTCTTTCTGGAGAAGATATTTCTTTGGATCAGGTAAAAGATGTGTTGTTAAATAAACAGGTGGTTAAATTAACGTCGTTTTTAGATTTTTACATGGTTTATGTTGATGAACTTAAAAAAGCAGGTAAAACGGCAACTGCTTTATCTTATGAAAATGCTTTTAATCAACTAAAAATATACCGCGAAAAATTATTGTTTAACCAGATTGATTATAATTTACTAAATGGTTTTAAAACTTGGCGATTATCGGCGGGTAATTCAAAATCTACTGTGCATACATATTTGCGAAAACATAGGGCGGTTTATAATGAAGCAGTGCGTAGGGGTTTAACGGAAAATTTAAAACCGTTTAATGGTGTTTTTAATAATATTACTGTAAAGGCAAATCGCACAAAAAAACGGAACATTACAAAAGTTGATGTTAAATTGCTTGAAAAGGATCATGGATTGGCAATGTCGCACCAGCGTGCTGTTGATTTATGGTTGCTGATGTTTTATTTTGGCGGCCAAGATTTAAAAGATATTTACTATCTGGAGCATTCGCAAATTAATAAAAACAGGGTGTTTTTTAGGCGCGGAAAATTAGGTGAAAATGGTTATGAGTTCGATTTGTTAATTACGCCAAAAGCGCAAAAAATTATTAATAAATATAAAGTGTCTGGTACTTATGTTTTTCCGTGGCGTAAAGATTTTGAAGGTTATAAAAGTTTTAGAGATAATTTGCGTAGATCATTAGATAAAGCTCAAAAAATTACAGATATACAGGTGTTGCCTTTAGGTGGTAATATTCGTGTGAAAGTGGCGCGTCATACATTTGCAACTATTGGTAAGCAACTTTTTATTGAAGCTGATTTGCTCCGTGAATTAATGGGTCATGAAAGAAATGATGTTGATACTATTTACAAAGATAAATACCCGCAGAGTGTTCGTGATGAAGCGCAGTTAAAAATTATAGAATAATTACCAATCTTCTTTTTTAAGTTCTTTAATGGTAAATTTATCTGTAAAATGCTGATCGTATATTTTTAAGCCTTTTTTATGTGTTTTGGCTGTTTTTATTTTGTTTTTTCTTACAACGTATTCTTCTAAGTTCATTCTTACACCAGTATTCATAGTTGCAGAAGTTAATTTGGTTATGGTTACTCGGTATTTGTAGTTTTTAAAATCTATCTTTACAAGATGGCTGTTTGTTTGTTGTATGTAAAATGCTGTAAATAAAGATTTACCGCCATATTTTTTAAAATTAATACTTTCATTTTCAACATTAAAAGTTATATTTTGTTTTGTTTCGTTTAAATTTTTTGATATAAGTTCTAGTAGTAGTTTATCTTTAAATTGTTTTTTAGAATCTTCTTTTGTTGTTTCAAAAACCTTTTGCCAAAAAATATTTCCATTTTCAGTTTTGAAGTTGTAAAGACTGTCAGCGTATTTTTGGCTGTATAAATTTGTTGTTACTAGTAATGCTATTATAATTATATTTTTCATAGGGTAAATTTAAAACAAATAACTAGATGCTTGTACTTTAAATAGGTTTAATATTAATGTTTTTTTTATTTGTTGTGGCGGAAACTCGTTTTTTTTGCTATCTGATGGTTTGCTAATTAGTGTAAAGTAATCTTCATTTTTACCTGCGGTAATTATTTTAATCATGCGGTAATTGTCTTTTGTTACAATTGCATAAATTTCGCCAAATGGTAAAAACTCCTGCCAATTTTCAATCTTAACAATTCCGATGGCGTCGCCGTGTTTAATTATTTTTGCCATACTTTGTCCAGAAGCGCGAATTACATAATCACAGCCGTTAAAAAATGGGTGTTTTATAAAACTAGTAGGTTGTAATTGTTGGCTTTGTGTAAAATCTTCAAATCCTGCTGCAAATTCTACATCGTAATATGGTACGCCTTGCTGGTAGGTTGCAGGTGGTTCGGCGGCTTGTGGTTGTTTGTGTTCTTCTTTTATTTCTAAAGATCCTTTTGTGCCTGTTATAGTTTCTTCTAAATAATCTAAAATAATATTTAAGGTTTTGCGGCGTGGTTTTATAGTGTCGTCGTTTAAAATATTGTAAGCTGTTTTATTGCTAACAGGTGTGTTTTCTCCTATTTGATATGATGAAATATCGTTATCTGAAGCTATTTCACGTATTAATTTAATTAAATCTTTATCCTTTATCATATTGATTTACAGTTATATATGCTTGATTACATTAAATATTAATGTAATTACTTGTAAATTACCTGTAATTTACTTTATATTTGTAACGTAGAGAACGTCGCTTCATCAAAATTACAAAATAAATAATTAGTAGCGATGTTCACATCTTAAAATACTACAAATATGGTATCAGTGAATTTAAAAGGAAGTAAAAAATTTAAAGAGAGTTTACCGTATGGTACAATTAAAATGATTACAGCAGCTTTTGGGTATAAAAGTGCAAGTACTGTTGGTGAAATGCTAGGTGGTAAAAAAAATGAAAATCCGCAGGTAATGCAATGTGCTAAGGATATTAAAATGGCATATGATGAATGTGGTTTTGAGAAAAAAAGAAAATTAATTTTAAAAACCTATAAAAATGGACTTATCAAGTAGGGAATTGCAGGTTGCGGGTTTAATTGCTCGTGAATATGCCGAAAAGGAAATTGCAGATAAATTGTGTATTAGCCCGTTAACAGTACATACGCATGCAAAAAATATCCGTAAAAAGATTGGCGCAAAAAATAATGTAGGTATTGCAACACGATATTTATTGTCTTTAGATCAGCCAAAATCTTTTATACCTGGTATGTTCTTTTTGTTGTTGCAGTTTTTTATGGTAATAAATGCATCCGATGTGGACATGCGTAAACCGATGAATGCTAATAGGGTTAAAAGAGTTAAAAGATATGTTGTGTAATACAAAAAATAGAGCTTATAAGTTAAAGGCAAGGTTTGTTAGTTTGGGGTTTAAAAGATTAAACGCGTTTTTTTATATATGTAAGTCTTTAAAGGTTGATGTTGCAGGAATGTCTTTAATTGAATTTTGGAACATTCAAAAAGCAGATGCTGAAACGTTGTTGAAAATTGAAAATGTAATAACTATTTTAAAAAATGAATAGTGAAGAATTAACAACATACCTGCAAAAAAACAACTTACTGTTGGTTAACAAAGATGCTTTGTTGGATTTAATGGTAGAAGTTAATTTAAAAACTAAGGTTGATAAGCGTGTAAAATGGTTAACGCAGCGTGATGTAATTGCAAAATATGGCGTTACTAGGCATTGGTTAACCCTTGCAGAGAAAAACGAAAAATCGCCTTTAAAAGTTAAAAAAGGAGCTTATAAAACGGCAAAGAAAAAATATAACGAGCAATCGGTAATTGATACCCAAAATTGGCAGTATGAAATTAGCAATTGTTAAAATTAAAAATAAAATGAAGTTTCATTTAGGTGAAGATAATTTAGATCAGAATTGTAAAGTTGGTAAAACTTACCCGGTAAAGTGTGGTGACAAATTATGCAATCCGCAGCCAGAGTTTGATATGGTAGAATCTTGTAAAAAATGTAAAAAATGGCAGTAGAAGAAAAAAAGAAATTACCGTTTTGGAAAACAAATGTGCATCCTATTCTTGGTTATCGTGTGTCCTATCGTCCGGTAATATCACATGGTTTTGCTAACGAGAATAATAATGCAGTGCCTTTGTCTAATAGTTATAGAGGTTATTAAATTATGGCAAAATCGCATTCTTTTTCAGTTGATGTAGCTGCAGCATATAATGTTGATGTAGCTTTAATGTTGCAGCATTTTTGTTTTTGGTACGAAAAAGTTGTTTCAGATGGTATTAATAAGCATAAAAATGAACATTGGGTGCGGCTAAAATTAACGCAATTACATCATCAGTTTCCGTATTGGGGCGAAAGTAAGGTTAGGCATTTAGTTGATAAAATGATTGCTTTAAAGCTTATTAAAAAGGATGAGTTTAACGAGCGAAAAAACGACCGAACAAAGTGGTATACTTTAACAAAAAAAGCGAAGCAAATTTTAAACATTTTACCGCAAAATTATAGTGAAAAAGTACCTGAAAAAACACCTAAAAATGTGACTGCCGAAATTGGCAATTACTTGACTGCCGAAATTGACAGTCCGACTGCCGAAATTGGCAACTCTATTAATAAGGAAGTAGTTATAAAATATAGTTACTTATTATTAGAAAAGAAGTTGAATGAAAATTTAAGTTTATTAGAAATAATAGCAATGCAAAACAGGTTAAAATTAATCACTGTAAAAAACCAAATAAAAACATTTGTAAAGCAATCGATTTCGGTGGGTGAATTTTACAACAATGATAGAGAATTATTTAAGCATTTTCAGAATTGGATTCGTACACAAAAATTAACAGATGTAAATCTTGAAGATGAATTGAATTGGTTTTTAAAAATGTTTAATAAAATATCAAATAGAGATTTTAAAATTACAGATGCTTTAACGCAAAGTTTTGCAAAACAATTTGCAGTTGGTTTTTCGGGTGATGAAATGGCTAAAGCGGTTAAAAATTTATATAGCAGCTCGGTGGCAAACAAATTTCATTTGCAGCATAATTTCAAATTTGCAACACCAGAGTATTTATTGAAGGATGATAATTTAAACAAGTATTTAAACTTTAAAAATGGCAACTAAACTACAATATCATAAAAATAAAATTGCAGATGCAAAAAACTTTTGGGATGTAAAGCGTGCCGGTGAGCGTTTGTTGTGGCGTTTCGGTTTAGATAAGCCATTTAAACCAAATGCAGATGATGAAATGGCGTTGCGTTCGGTTTTAGCTTGGGTTAACAGGGCATCAAGTGATGCGGTTAGTAATAACCAGTTGTTTGCAAAATTGTATATATATCAATTAAACCAGGCAATCAGATACCATGAAACAACTGTGTTTGAAGAGTTGGTGCAGTTAGAGTTGTCTAAGGTTTTAGATACGCCGTTGCATTTGTTTTACGATGCTTTTATCGGTGATTTGTATGGTAATCAGTTAAACAGGATATCAGAAGTTTCATCAAGAAAGGAAAAGCTGGAAGTTGTAAAGTATGCGCAAAGATTTAAAGAAACTTACAGCAAAGATTATGTTACTGCTAAGTTAGATGAAATGATTGTTAATGCTTTAAATCGATTTAGTTAATGTTTGATTTAGATAAAAATAAAGCTGCAGAAGCTCCTGAAAATGATAATGCTGATTTTTTAAAAGATGTATTAGCGAAGCGAGTTAAGTCAACTGATAAGATAAAGCAAAACGAGTATTTGTTGCGTATTGATAATACAAATAAGTTTTCGAAAGGAAATATTAGTGGTTGGATAGGTTTGGCGAAATCAAAAAAAACATTTGCGTTAACAATGTTTGTATCTGCATTAGTTGGTAATTTAAAGTTGTATTCTAAATTCAATGCTAACGCGTCTGCGAAAGTGTTGTATATAGATACAGAGCAGTCGCCAAGTGATGTGCAAAAAATAACTAAGCGAGTTAAGGCGCTGGTTGGTGATGAGGATGCTTTGTTTATGTATGGTCTGCGTCCGTTAAGTCCAAAGCAACGAATTGAAGCGATTGGTTTGTTGTTGGAACAACATAAAATTGATGTGTTGGTTTTAGATGGTGTTCGTGATTTGGTGATGGATATAAATAATGCTGTTGAATCTACCGAAGTGATGACGTTGTTAATGCGTTGGTCGTTTGATTATGATATTCATATAGCTACGGTGTTACATCAAAACAAAGGTGATGGTAATTCTCGTGGTCACATTGGTACTGAGTTAAATAACAAATCTGAAACTATTATAAGAATTACACGCGATGAAACAGATACGTCAGTAAGTTATATTGAAGAGGTTTTTGGTCGTGGTAAAGGATTTGAGAAGTTTGCGTTTTGTGTAAACGAAAAAGGTTTGCCGGAAGTAACTGAAATTGGTTATGGATCGTTAGATGTAGAAACAGCGCCATGGGAAAAATAATAGAGAAACAAATTGATATCAACTCTGCAATGAGTACTTGCATTCGTTCGGGTGTAAAAGTATATCCGGTTCCTGTTGGTCGTTTGTTTGCTATTGAAGTAGAGAAGCACGACGGAAGTAAAAAGAGATATGATGAATTGGTAACATCAAAAGATGTTGCTAGAGCACAGCGTAAAACGTACATCGCTTATGCTAGGTTAATTTTAAAAACAAAACAAGATGCCTAATGTACCAATAGTAAAGAAAAAACCATGGTCAACAGATCGCGTGCAGCATCGCAGGGTAAAAGATATGCGTTGGTTTTACAACAGTCGTAAGTGGCGAAAGTTTAGTAAAGATTATAAACAGCGTAATCCGTTGTGTGTGTTCTGCGAGCAGGAAGGAATTGTAAAGCAATCCGCAGTAACAGATCACATTGATGTTTATGAGGTGGCACCGCATGGTTTTGATTTAGATAATTTGCAAGATAAATACATGCAACCGCTTTGTAAAAAGCATCATAATAGCAAATCTGGGCGCGAAGCGCACGGTAAATAATAATAAAAGCAGGGGTATGGGGTAAAATCGACAAAGGTTAAACCCGATGTACATCGCCTGTTAGTTGGAATTTTAGTTGTAGTAAAAATAAAAGTAAAGGGGGGTAACGATATGGAGGCTAAAAAGTTAGAGGTAAAATATAATGGTATTGGTAAGGTTAAAAACCTGAATCCAGAGCAGAAAAAGTTGTACGAAATTTTGTTAAAGGTTCCTGCTCCGCCAAAAGATTTTAATTTATCAAAGGATCAGAAGAAATGGTGGTATTGGTTTGGTAAAGAGTTTTTATCAACTAAAAAATTAGTAAAAGGTGATTTGTTGCATTTGCAAAATGCTGCTTTTTGTATGGATCAGAGAAATAAGATTGTTGCAAAAATTAATCAAATGAATTTAGCCGATGAAGATGGTGTTGCTGGTTGGGTTCAGGAGTTTAAGAACGGAACAAATAACATTACTGGTTACCAAAGTTCGTATGATAAGGCTACAAAGCAGTTAGATGATATTTCGCAATATTTTGGTTTATCGTTTGCACATCGCCAAAAAATAAATAATCCGTCTGCAGGAAGTAATGGCCAGTTAAATTTATTAGATCAGATTAATGAAATGTTAAATCAATAAGCAATGAATAAAGAATATTGGAAGTATTTAAAAGAGCATGATCCGATGCATTACAGTGAAATGAAGGGTGATCCAGTAACAGGTTTAGGTTCAGATTTCGGCGGTGGATTAGCTTTTATAGCATTTGTGGCGTTTCTTTTAGCGATCGGTTTTTTAATAGGTGTTGTTTTTGTGTAAAAAAAATAGGTTTAATAAAAATGCAGATACCAACAGAAATACAGCAATCAATACCGTTTCAATATGCGGCAGAGGTAAAATCGGGCAAAATTGTTACTGGTTTACGTATAAAGCAGGCAATTGATAGATTTTATAAATTAATAGAAGATGCTGATGCAAAAGGTTATTGGTTAGATTATAAAAAAGGCTTTGCTGTAATTCGGTTTTTCGAAAAATTATTAAAACATACGAAAGGAAAATCAGCAGGTAAACCATTTTTACTATCACCGCATCAGCAATTCACATTGTTTAACATATACGCTTGGCAAACTTTAAACGAATCAGGAGAGCCAATAAGATTAATTAGAAATGTTTATGAAAAGGTAGCTAAGAAAAACGGAAAAACAGCAGTAGAAGCAGCTGATGGTTTATTTTCAATGGCGTTTGATGGTGAAGAAGGTGCAGAGGTTTATGTTGGTGCTACAAAAGAAGAACAGGCAAAACTGTGTTTTAACCAGGCATCAGAATTTATAAACAAAAGCGCGTTGTTGCAGGAATTGGGTTTTAGAGTGTACCAGAAAGAAATAAAGTTTTTACCAACCAATAGTTTTATGAAGCCGCTTGGTGGTGATAGTAAAACGCAGGATGGAATTAACAGCCACAAAACAATTATTGATGAGTACCATGCGCATCGTGATGATTCGGTAAAAGAAAATTTAGAATCATCATCGGCAGCACGAAAGCAACCAATTACCAAAACAATAACAACAGCCGGAACAAACGTGCATGGCGTTTGTAAGAATTTCGAAGATAGTTGTATAAATATATTAGAAGGCGTATCAGAAGATGATACATTTTTAATTATGATACACGATTTAGATAAAGAAGATGATTGGGAAGATTCTAAAAATTGGATAAAAGCCAATCCAAATATGGGCGTAACTGTTTCATTAGATTTTATGGAAAAAGAATTTCAGAAAGCCAAGAATCAGCCAAGTAAAATACCCAACTTTAAAACAAAGCATTTAAATATGTGGGTAGATGGCGTAAGTGAGTGGATTCCGTCAAAATATTGGAACGAATGTATGCAGCCAATACAAGAAGAAAACTTTGCAAAATTAGGTAATTGTGGTGGGTTAGATTTATCAACCACAACAGATATTACAGCCTATGCCATGATTAGTAATCCAGATGCAAATGGAGTTCGAGATTTAAAAGTTTGGTGTTTTTGTCCGAAAGAAACAATAGAAAAACGAAGCAAAGAAGATCGCGTACCGTATCAATATTGGGCAAACCTAAAACGAGAAAATGCAGTAGATGAAAAAGATACCTATTTAATAGCTACTGAAGGAAATATGGTTGATTATTCCGAGGTTGAAAAAGTAGTAATTAATCAATACTACAAAAACACAACAAAGCACGTAGAGTATGATCGCAAGTTTTCAGGAAGTTTGGTGCAAAACTTAATGGCCGAAAATATAGAATTGTCGCCATTTACGCAAACTTTAATGAATTACACCAGTCCAACCAAAGAGTTTATGCGGTTAGTAATGTCTGGTAAGTTAAGAGTTGGCAAAAATCCGATATTAAAATGGATGCTATCAGGTTGCGTTGCAATTACCGATACCAACGAAAATATAAGAATAGATAAATCTAGGTCCACAAAAAGAATAGATGGTATAATAGCATCAATAATGGCGTTGGCAGGTACTATGGCTATCGAAAAAGAATCAGAAAAAAGCATTTACAATAATCCTGATGTAGAAATAACATTTTAAAAGCATTAAACTAGCATGTAGGAACGCGGTGAACTCGCGAGCTATTAATTTAGTGAGCGAGTTTTAAAAAAAAACAAAAAAAAGCAAACAAAAAAACAATCGTTTATAGAGAGTTTAACCAATGTAGCAATAGGCTATTTAATATCGCTACTCTCTTTGTTTATAATATTTCCAATTTTAGGAATAGAAAGTAGTACAAGGAAAAACTTAATAATCACTTTATATTTTTCTTTAATTAGCATTGCAAGAAGTTATATTTTAAGAAGATTTTTTAATAAAAAAACAAAATGGAAAACAGAAAAATAAAGTTTCGCTTTTGGGATATAAAGCTAAAAGTAATGTGCTATCGCCTGCCGTTATTAAATGATTTTAATCATCCAGAAATAATGCCATTGCAGTTTACAGGATTTTACGATAAAATAGGAAAAGAAATTTACGAAGGCGATATATTAAGTGATTACACTCAGACAGATGAAGGAGTTTTGCAAAGTAAAATGCAAGTATTTTTTGATGAAAAAAAAGGTGGTTGGCGTTTAGATAATAGTTTTAATCAAGATAAAACAAGTAGTGTATCACTTTGGTTAGAATTAAATGATTACCAATACAAAATTATGGGTAATGTTTATTTAGATTCTATCGTTAAATAACGCATTGTGTATGGCATCGTTTTAATGTGCTATACACGTTGTTGTAAACTGTACGGAATATTAACAAATAAATTTATAAATAATGAAAGACTTAATTGAAGCACTAAAAATTTTACTTAAATACGGAAACCCTAAATACCCAACTCATTGCTCACACGATGAACTTAATATAGTAGGTATTGAGCCAGAAAAAATAAGCAAAGAAGATATAAAAAAACTTGATGAGTTGGGTTTTATTGTGCAAATAGAAGGTGTTTACTACGAAGAAGATGATTATAAAGCAGAAGAAAGTAAAATTTTCTCTTTTAGATATGGTAGTGCGTAGTGTTGTTTACGGACGAGTATAACCATTGGACTGATTAAATAAAACAAAATATTATGGCAGGAAAAAAATTTATAAACGAACAAGAATATAGTAGGCCACTAAAGGCAAAGTCTTGTGGTTATACATTGTTAGGTGATGTTTGGGTAAAACCTGATAAGCCTTTAAATGAATTACCAGAAGGGACTAAAGCAAAAGCACTTGGCGGTGGTTATTGGATTAAAAACAAAAGAGGATGGAAATGGTGTACAGGTGCGACCTTTCCAAATGTAGGAGGTGATTGGGATGGAACTGTACTTTTACCCAAATGACACCTAACGCATTGGCTATGGTTTGTTGCGTATAAATAAACTGAATTATTAAAGATTAACAAAAATAAAATTATAAACTAGAACACTAAAGTCAGCAGAAAAAAGCAATGAATTATAGCTGTTGTTGGCTTTAGTTTTCTCTCAAAAAATTGAATTATGAATAAAATAAAAGCAAAAAGCTTAAAGACAGGTGAATGGGTTTATGGTTATTTTATGTATGACTGGGACGGTACGGAAGTTTTAAAACCTATGTTGCAGGTTCTGCCAAACAGAAAAATAATAGATATCACTTCCTTTTATAGAGTTGTAATAGATAAAGATACTATTTGTCAGCCTACAGGTTTAAAGGATTCGGAAGGAATCGATATTTACGAGAATGACTTGGTTATTCACACTATTGAGTCTGAACACTTAGATGAGTCTGATTGGGATATCATTACAGACAAAGTTATTCTGATTGAGGGATGTTGGTGCGTAGGAGCTGTTCAATACCCCTTGTTCGCTTTCAAAAATAAGGTACTAGTTGAGTAATTAAAGCCAAGTATGGCTATATGATTAGTGCGGAATTTAAACACGAAATTTAATTATGAAAAAAGAACTTAGAGAAAAGGTTTGGAAGAAATATAATTGCAAATGCGCCTATTGTGGCGAAGATTTAGAATACAAAAAAATGCAAGTAGACCACATTGAGGCTAAATACTTAGGTGGTAAAGATGATATTGAAAACTATAACCCAAGTTGTAGGCAATGCAATTTTTATAAAAGCACATTTAGCCTTGACCAATTTAAACAGCAATTAGCCACAATAACTGAAAGGATTAAAAAACCATTTATAGTAAGACTCGCAATGAAGTATGGTATTATTTCTTTCAAACCTTTTGACGGTAAATTTTACTATGAAAAAATGAACGAGCATTAATTATATAGCGTGTTGTAGTTTCGTTTTAATGAACTACAACGTATCGCAAATAAAGAAAGTGACGATTTAATATTTACAAAAAAAAATAAAATGAACAATAAAAAGTGCAAAAAAATAGAAAAGCATTACAATAAATTAGTTAAGAATAAAACTATAAAAACGCTTAACGATGCGTTAATTTATAAAAAAGCAATAGATAAGGCTTTTTCTTTATTTGATGTTGGTGAAAGTAAAATTAAGGACGATAACTGGAGTAAATTAACAGAACTTTTGCAGTGGTATAAAGATGAAAAAGTAATTGTGGATTCTTTTGAAGAGAATAGAGGTTCTAAAGACATATCTTGTGATGGTGGTTTTGTAAGAACCCAAACAAATGGAGAAATAACAATTACGATTAACTTAAGAAAAGAATAATTTTATTTTTACCAACGTTAAAATATAAGATTAGTGCAGGCCAAAAAGCACTGATTTTAGTAAATAAAACACTGGCCAACCGCATAAACACTGACTTTTATACTGGGCCACATTATGCATTAATTTTATATATTGTTGTACACTGTGCGACTTAAATTTAAAAACTTTAAAAAATGAAAACATTTAATATAAACCATTACATCTATATACAAATAACTGATAAAGGCTGGGTTTACTTAAAAAAAACAGTTGGCCAAGAATACATAGACGCTTGTATTGATAGAGAACATTATAGAAAAACAATTGATGGCCAGACTTGGTATAAATTACAAGCACATCAAGTTTTTGAATTGATGCCTATACTTGGTAACAATGAAATACTTTACGGTACAAATATAATGATTGAAGAAAAGGACTTAACCTAGCATTGTGTACAACGTTATTGTTGTATGGCTAGTTGCCGAATTAAAAACTTAAAAACCAAATAAAGATGAAATTATACAAAAAATTATTAAAAAGAATTGAAGATGGTGATCCAATATATTGCAATGAAACATTTGCAAAAGATTTAGAAGCCGTTGCAAATAAGCACTTTGGGCAATTAGCTATACAACGTGTTGTGAGTAGTGCGTTTTTAGTACAACACAAAGAAACCTTAATAAACTATGGTTTGTTTAGTACACGAAAAAAAGCAGAAAACTACATAGACAATAATACAGATTTGTTTGGAATACAAGAAGTTAAAATAGCGTAAAGTGAAACTTAATAGCATTACTTACAACTACTTATAAAGAGAATAAAACCAAATCAAAAAGCTATGAATTATAATAAAAATGATTTGAATTTAACGGTAAAAGGTACAGATAAAATAGTAACCAATAAAAATAAGTCAGAGTTTTATAATATAAAGACTGGTCGAAGTATAAAAGTAGTTCGTAATTGCAGGAGCTTTGGTATATGGAGTAGGCGTAAGTTTATACCGTTAAGTAGAATTGAATTTCAGAAACAAATCGATGCTGATTATTCAGAGGAATTGCGTAATGTGTTAGATCAGTTATCTCGGTTATCTGTATAGCGGCAGATAATTAATAATATCTGCTATAAGGCAGATTAAATAAATATAAATAATTAGCTATGAATCAGCAGCAAAAAGCAAATTTGTATCAATTAAAAATAAAATCTCAATTAGCAGATTTAGTTTTGCAAATAGCAACATCCAACGGATTTTTACAATATTATTTTAAAATATTGCCGAAATGCAAAACGCAAAAAGATGCGTTCGAGTTAGTTAATTTAATCTATTACCTACTTTTTAACGAGTATAAATACACTGGGTATAATTCGTTTCGTCAGGTAAAAAATAAATACTTAAAAAATGGATCATCAAAATAAAATAGAAGCATTGGTAATACATTATTTTTTAAACGAAATAAACAACAGTGTTTCGGCCATTGCAGCAAAACTAGAAATTACAGAACATCGTGTGCATGTAATTATAAATAAATATTTAAAAAACAAAACAATTGGCAATGCGTAATAATTTAAAATTAATCACAGTAATAGTAGCAACCTTTGCAATAGCATTTGCAACATCGTTGCTGTTAGAATTTACTATATTTAAAAATCCAATTCGTTATGTATTAGTAATTATGCTGGTATTGGTAGAGCTTTATTTTGGATTTATAACTTATAGATACATGATAACCAAACAAGAGTAACTAATATACACAGCTTAAACTAAAATAAATATCAATTTTACACCGTAAACCATTCGGTGTAAAATGATATTTAAAGCAGCACAACATAATAATTTAACCAGATCGGCAACTGTTTCAGGCGGTGGCGGGTTTTTAAATATGTTTGGTGGTGTAACTTCAAAATCGGGCGTTGCAGTAACTTCTAATTCTGCGTTAACCTTATCAGCATTTTACAATGGCGTTACTATTCTGTGTAACGATTATGCGAAATTGCCAAAACACGTAATACAAAAAACCGATGGCGATATAAATCGTTTATCAAATCACCCTGTAGATTATTTAATAAATCAGCGTCCAAACCAATACATGAACTCTTTTGGGTTCGATTCGGTTTTAATGAAAAACGCAATATTAAAAGGAAATGGTTATGCCGAAAAGGTGGTTAATAGCTACACTGGTAAAGTGGAATCTTTGCAATACATAGATCAGTCAATAACACCAGTAACCGTTAAAAAGTTCGAAAATAAACTTTGGTATCATTTCGATGGTCGTGTAGTTGCTTCAGAAAATATGTTGCATTACAGGTCGCTGTATTCAGATAACGGAATTACAGGAATTGGTATTGTAGCGCATGCAGCAAAATCGTTAGGCGTTGCATTATCTAGTCAAGAATTTGCAGAAGAATACTATGCGTCAAAAGGTATTGGAACAGGTATTGTAACCACCACAAAAGATATGGATCCTGATGCAAAAAAGCGTTATGGTTCGGCATTAAGTGGTGTGTTAAGTTCAAAACAACCATTTAAAGTAGCGGTTGTAGATGAAGCAGGTTCATTTCAGCATATAAAATTAACACCGCAAGAAAGCATGTTTTTAGAAACAAACAAACATGCAATTGGCGAGGTTGCGCGTTGGTTAAACATACCAACATACAAACTAAAAGATACCGAAAATCAAAATAACTCAAACATGGAAAATCAAAGTATTTCTCATGTTTCAGATTCAGTATTGCCGTGGTCAATCATTAATAATCAAGAATACAACGCAAAGCTTTTTACAGATGCAGAGCGAAAAAACGGAATAAAAGCACGTTTTAACACTGAAAGTTTATTGCAATCAGATAAAAAAACGCAATTAGCGTGGTACATCGGGCATATTTATGCGGGTTCAATGACGCGTAATGAAGTGCGTAATAAAATGGGGTTAAATAGTTTGGCAGGATTAGATGAGCCATTAACAGCAGTAAATATGCAAACAATGAAGCAGGTGATGGAATCTTTAAAATTACAAGAAAATGAGTAAACAGATAGTAACTAGAGAAGCGTTTGCAAGAAGCACAGCAGCGGAATTGTTGGCAAAACGTCAAGTAGAGTTTGTGATATCGTCAGAATCGGTTGATACTTATAGCACGGTTTTTAAACAAGATGGTGCCGATTTGTCAAGATATGCAGCAGGTGGAATTGTGTTGTATATGCATGACTCATTTTCGGGCGATGAAGATAATATTTTAGGGCGTGGCGAGGTGTTTAAAGAAGGTGCTGAGTTAATTGGTCGTGTAACATTCGAGCCTAGAGAGATTAACGAAAAAGCAGATAAGATTTTCAGGAAAATAGAAAACGGTACGCCGTTTATGGCAAGTATTGGTGCAAGGGTTATAAAAGCAGAATTAGGTGATGAGTCGCGTGGTGAAGATAAAAACATCGTTTATTTCAGAGCGTGGCAATTGTTAGAGTTTTCTGTTGTTCCTGTAGGTTCAAATCCTGATGCGCATAAAAGAAATGCAGAAACGTTGCAAGAAATAAGAACATCTTTAGTTGCTGAAATACCAGTAATTGCAGATGAAGTAAAACCAAAAAGAAATGTGCGTGAAGCGCAGTTAATTATTAACGGAAATAGAAAGTAAGATGAAAAAATCAAACGATTTAAAACAATTACGCGCTTCAAAATTCGATGCGCAAGTACAAATTAAAGACGATGCAGCTTCAAGAGATGAAGGTAAAAGAGCGTGGTCGGCAGATGAAGAAACACGTTTTGATGCTTTACAAGTAGAAATCGATTCTTTAGATGCTCAAATAGCAAGAGCCGAGAAGTTCGAAAACTCGCAGGCAGCAAGGTCTGTAGGTGGTGAAAATGTAACAGCTCCTGCAGCAATTAATGCTCCTAAAAAAGCAAGTTTAATTGTTGGTTTAAGAGCTTTGGCAGCAGGTAACCAGTTAACAGGTGCCGAAAAAGAATTGCACGAAGCAACGCAAACTCAAATGCGTAGCCAAGGTTTAGAAGCTAAAGAAGGTTTAGTAATGTCGTTGCCAATGCAAAGCAGAGCGCAAACAGTAGATGGTGATGCAGGTGCAAAAGGTGCTGCTTTAGTAGCAACAACGCCTCAATTAGTTACACCATTACAGCCAACTTTAGCTATTGAAGCTTTAGGTGTAAATGTAATGTCTGGTTTAACAGGCAATGTAACATTGCCAACATCAGGATCGTTTAGTTTCGATTATGTTGCCGAAAATGCCGATGTGGCTGGTACAGATGTAAATATTGCGGGGCCTACATTATCGCCAAAACGTTGTGCAGGTGTTGTTGATATTTCTAAAAAATTATTAGCACAAACATCATTTGATGTTGAAGCATACATTATCGAGCAAATTAACATTGCCTATGGTAATGCAGTTTTAAAAAATGCAATTAACGGTCCAGGAGGTGTTGCGCCAAACGGATTGTTAAATGTAATTACAACAAATATAGATACTACTGCAGGAGCAGGAACTTATAAAACTGTTGTAGCATTAGAAGGTTTAATTGATGATGCAAATGCAACAAGTACAAGCCGTGGTTATTTGTCTGGAACAAAATTACGTTCTGCTTTAAAAACTACAAAGATTGATGCTGGTAGTGGTGTTTTTGTAACAGATGGTAAAGAGTTAAATGGTTACGGTTATTTGGCTTCTACTTTAATGCCTGTTTTAGATACAAACAAGCATCCATTAATCTTTGGAGATTGGAAACAATTAACGGTAGGTTATTGGAATACGGTAACTATCATGGTCGATCCGTACACGCAAGCAGCAAAAGGAAATGTTCGTTTAATTATCGAAGGTTTTTCTGATGTAGCGGTAGCAAACGAAAAAGCATTTGCGGTAAACAAAGTAATGACATTGTCGTAGTTTTTTTGATTTATTTTAAAAGCCTTGTTGTTATGGCAAGGCTTTGTTTAAATAATTAATGGAATAATAAATTTTTAAAAAAAATAGTAATGGCAAAATCTAAAACAAAAAAAGTAAAAATACTATTACCGGTGTCTGGTAAGTATTTGTTATCTGATAATGTAGGTGATGTGGTTTCATATCCTTTAGCGTTAGCAGATGAATTAATAGAAAGTAAATACGCAAAAGAAGTAAAGTAATGGCACGATTTACAGAAATAGCACACACACCAGATCCAATAATAACATTGGCAAAGGCAAAAAAACAATGTAGAATTGAAGCAGATTATACTGATGAAGATGATTTGTTGCAAGATTATATTGATGCATCGGTAGCAATTGCCGAGAGCAAAATTTATTGTGCTATTCAAGAACGTAAATATGCGGTTACAGGGAAGTCTTTTAGTGATGTGTTGCAGTTTTCTAAACAGAAAATTACAGCAATTGATAAAATTGAGTACGTAGATGAAGCGGGAAATACACAAATCTTATCAGATGACTTGTATTCGTTAGATGAAGTTGATGCGTACGAAAATAAAATCTGTTTTATAAACGAATCAGAATTGCCAACAGTAAAAAAGTTAACACCAAATGCAGTAACATTAACAGTTTTGGTTGGTTATCCTGCAGGTAAAATTCCGAAGGATATAAAAGCAGCTCTTTTAATGTTAGTTACAGATATGTATGAAAAACGAATGAATTTTGTACAGGAAAAACAAACGGCAGTTGATAATTTATTGCACAAGCATAGATATTATAAAGTAAATGAAATCTAAATTTTATCCAGGCGAATTAAAAACGCGCATCAAAATAATTGAAGAAATAACAACATCATCGCCAACAGGTGAACCGGTAAAAACGGCGCAAATATTTGCAAGTTGTTATGCTAACCAGTTCGATGTTAAAGGATCAGAAGATGAAGATGGTAAAATACGCTTTTTGTTCGATGTAGGTTTTGTGGTTCGTTACAACAAAAATTTTATAAAAGGGCAAATAAACGGAATGCAGATTGAAGATACCGATGGTTTTAAGTACAATATTGTATCGGTAATTTCTAAAATTCCAAAAAGATATTTACAAATAAACGCCATACGTAGTGAGTAAATCTTTAGTAGAAATTCAAGGTTTTAAAGAGCTTCAAACAAAGCTTAAAAAATTGGGTAACGATAAAGATAAGCGTAAAGAAGTTCTTAAAATTTTAGGTAAAGTAGCAAACCCAACAGTAAAGGCGGCAAAGCAATTAGCGCCAGTTAGTAAGAAAACGCATTTGCAAAAACGCAAGGGGCAAAGGTTTGGTACTTATGTAACACCAGGAACAGGGCGAAAAAGTATTGGAAAAAAAACCATGCGGCGTGCTAAAAACCCAACAGTTTATGTAAGTCCGCGCAGCGTAAAGCGTGCCGATGGTTGGTATTTAAGGCAGTTTGTAATAAAGGGAACAAAAAAAATAAAATCAAATCCTTTTATCGACAAAGCGTATCAGCAAACAAAAGGTTTAGTTACTTCTGATGCAGAAAAAAAAGTAGCTAGGTATATACAAAAACAAATTAATAGGCTATCAAAATGATGTTTACAGAATTCTCAACACAAGTAAATACAGATTTAAGGTCGGTAACCAATTTAACAGCTTTGTTATCAAAAGGTGTTGATGGTGTAAGGCCATTAATGGCAGAGGCTGAAGATGGTGATAATTTAGTGGTGTATCGTGTTAAAAACAACGGATTGGCTACAAAAGATTATGCGCAAGAATGGCAGCTTGTGGTAACATGTTGGGCAACAACATACAATACAGCGGTGCAAATTGCTGATGCAGTAATAATTGGTTTGTTAGAATATAGAAAATACCGCTTTGTTGGTGGCGAACCGCAATTTAACGAGCAAGGGCAAATTTATACAGAATTAATATTTAACATTTTAAAATAAGTAAAATGGCAGCAGGTTTAGATTATAAAGGAAACATGCGTATCAAAATAGGTACGAAAACAGTAATGCATGAGGTGGAATGTAGTTTTTCATCAAACACCGAGTTTGAAGAAATTGCAACAAAAGATATCGAGGGTAAGGAGTTTAGCGCTTCAGATATTACTTGGTCAATGAGTAGTAATGCGGTCGCGTCTAATTCAACAGGAGATGCGCAGGTTGATATTAAAGAAATGTTAACGTCGCAAATTGGTAAACAATTGGTGCAAATAGAGTTAACAGATGATGTGTCTGGTAATTTAACTATTTCAGGATCTGCATATATCGAAGGTGTAAATATTACATCAAACAACAAGGAGTATGTAAAGTTCGATTATTCTTTAAAAGGTGTTGGGGTGCCTGTAATTGGTGAAGTAGCTTAATTATGATTATACAACTTAAAAAACAGAAAATACAACTACTTTTTGGCTACGGTGCATTGCGCATTTTAGCCAAAAAGTACAAGTTAAAAAGATTATCAGATTTAGATAAAATCTTTTCAAAACTAAATTTTAAAGAAGGTGAAGAGCCAACGTTAGAGCAGATGGATGTGTTGGTAGATTTAGTAATGGCAGGTGTTTTAAATGCCGATGCAAAAGCTAATGTATCATCTTCTGAAATTGCGGATCATATATTTTTAAAAAACCCTGATTGTTTACAGGAAATAATGGTTTCTTTTTCTGATTCAATGCCAGTTAACGCGGGAAAGTCGAAGAAGGGTTAAAAAAACCTGCGTTTAGTCCTACGTTTGACGATTTAGAGCAGGTTGCATTGGGTGAAATGGGTTTGGCTGTAAATTATTTTTACAGTTTAACACCGCGCCAATTTGCAAATTTAACAATCGGATATAATAAAAAACAACAAGAAGCTACAAAGCAAAGTTGGGAGCAAACGCGCATGATAATGCATACGGTTTTATTACCGTATCAGCAAAAAGGAAAAACATTAAAGGTAACAGATGTATTGCCGTTTCCGTGGGAAAAAGAAATACAGCAAGAAGATCAAAAACCAAAAACACGTGCCGAGTTAGAAGCGTATTGGCAGGAAATAGATAATCAGAAAAACAAACCAAAAAAGTGAGTTTAGCAAACGTTAACATAAAATTTACTGCTGATTTAAAGCAGTTTTCTGATAAAATTCAAAACGCAAACCGATCTATTCAAAAAGTTGGTAAGCGCATGCAATCTGTTGGTAAAGGGTTGTCTGTTGGTTTAACAGCTCCTTTGGTTGCATTTTCTGCGGTGGCTTTAAAAAATTGGGACAAACAAGAAAAAGCAATTGCACAGGTAGAAAATGGTTTAAAAACAACAGGAGGTTCTGTTGGTTTTGTTTCTGCCGAATTGCAAAAAATGGCATCCGATTTGCAAAACAGTTCATTGTTTGGTGATGAAGATATTTTGCAAGGTGTAACAACGCAATTATTGACCTTTACAAACATAGCAGGCGAGCAGTTTAAAAGAACGCAATTGGCAGCTTTAGATTTGTCTGCAAAATTAGGTACCGATTTAAAAAGCAGCTCTATACAGTTAGGTAAGGCGTTAAACGATCCTGTTGCTAATTTATCAGCGTTAAGTCGTTCAGGTATTCAGTTTTCTACAGAACAGAAAACGGTAATTAAATCGTTGGTAGAAACCAATCGTTTAGCCGATGCGCAAACTATTATTTTAGATGAGTTGGCAAAACAATACGGTGGTTCTGCAGAAGCTGCTGCAAAAGCAGGTTTAGGACCATTTAAACAATTGTCTAATACAATTGGCGATTTAACCGAAGATTTTGGTAAAATAATTGGCGAGGCATTATTGCCTTTTGTGGCTAGTGTTAAAAATATTGCATCGGGTTTCCAGTCGTTATCACCAGCAACAAAAAAGTTTATAGTAGTACTTGGCGGTGTTGCTGCGGCAATAGGGCCAATGTTAGTTTTGGCAGGTACTGTTTTGCCTGCAATTGTTACAGGTTTAGGTTTGGTGTTGTCGCCAGTTGGTTTGGTCGTGGCTGCGTTGGCAGGTATTGGTGTGGTTATTTACAAATATTGGGAGCCAATAAAACAAACCTTAGTTGATATTGCTAACTACTTTGTCGATTTATACAACGAAAGCACGGTTTTTCGTGTAGCGGTAGAAGGTGTGGTTTTGGTGTTTAAAAATATGTGGGCGGCTGCAAAGTTTGTGTTTACATCAATAGGTGATTATTTATCTGCTTTAGCAACCGATTTTTCTACAAAATTTAAGTTAATCGGTGCTGTAATGAAAGCAGCGTTAACAGGTAATTTTAAAGAAATTCCAAAAATATTCGAGCAGTATAAAAACGATACTGCTAATGGTATGTTGTCTTTAGCGAAAGATGTTAAAGATAATTGGGGTAATTTAATGGTTGATGTTACTGATAATGTAAATACCGCTTTAGATAATATAGGTAAGAGAGGTAAAATTACATTAAGTAAAAATAATGTTGATGTAAGTGGTGTTGTTGATAAAATAAAAGATATTTCGCCTGTTGTTGTGCCTACAAAATTAGGCGGTGCGACAGGTCGTAAAAAAGCAACAGACTCTTTAGCTGGGCAACGTGGTAAAGATGGTAGAATTACGCAAAATTTAGATTTAGGGTTGTCTAAAGGAATTTCGGCAGAAGGCGAAGCTTTAGATACTTCTTTAAATAGTGTTCAAGATAAATTAATTGATTTTTCAGGGCAAACATCAGATATTTTAACAGGTGCTGCAAATAATTTCGCTTCTAATTTTGGCGAAATAATTGGTGGCCTAATGTCTGGTACTGTTTCAATGGGAGATATTGCTGGTTTGTTACTGCAAACAATTGGTGATTTAGCAACGCAATTAGGTGAAGCGGCAATTGCAATTGGTATTGGTATGATTGCTATAAAAGCAGCTTTTTCAAATCCGTTTACTGCAATTGCAGCAGGTGTTGCTTTGGTTGCTGTGGGTGCTATTATTTCCGGTATTGCTTCGCAATTTTCAGGTGGTGGTAACGATGCTGGTGCATTTGCAAATGGTGGTGTTGTGGGTGGTAACTCGCCAATAGGTGATAAACTTTTTGCGCGTGTAAATAGTGGTGAAATGATTTTAAACACTAGCCAACAACGTAATTTAAACAACATGATATCGCCAGCAAGTCAAATGTTAGAAGTTGTTTTGGGTGGCCAAATTACTGCCGATGCGGGTAAATTACAGTTTGTTTTAGATAAATATAATACGAAAAAACAACGACGTAAATAATGGCAATAACGCAATTAAATATAAAGGTAATTGATACGCACGAAAACAATCGTCCGTTAATTATAGAAAATACACAGATAGAAGCTCCGCATTTGGTTTATAATGGTCAGGATGATAGATTTGATGTTTTTTTTACCAGCGAGTTGCAGTTTAATTTATTGGTAGATAATAAATTGGATGGTCGTTTTTTTCATTTGTTTACAGGTTCAGAAACACGTTACAAAGTTGTTTTAGAAGATGCAGAAAGTAATGAAGTAATTTGGGTAGGTTTCTTATTGCCAGAGCAGTTTAGTGAACCATATAAGGGTGCTTCGTTCTTTGTAGAATTTATGGCTACAGATGGTATTGCGCGTTTAAAAAATAAAGAGTTATCAGCAGATTTTTATAAAGAAATTAAGCCGATACCAACAATATTGGCAGCTTGTTTGTTGCAAACAGGTTTAGAGTTGCCGATTGTAATATCGCCAGCGATTAAAAACGAATTTTTGCAGCAATTAAAAACCGATGAAATAGAAATCAATACAGCCTGTTATCAAGATGATGGTAAAAAGATGTCAACATACGATATTTTAGAAGCGCTGGTAACTTCAATGGGTTTAAAATTGTTTCAATATGAGCAAAAGTGGTGGTTTGTTGGTATTAATAGATTTGCAGATGGTGTTTTATTTTTAGAAAATTACAATAAAAATGGTGTTTTAATTGGTAGTTCTGATTACTACAGAAATAGTATTTCGCCAAAATTTTTAGCAGGTTTAAATATCGATTTAAATCCACCAATACAACAAATGGTGGTTGATTGGGAAAAAGAAGAGCGTGATAATTTATTTCCTTTAGAGGTGAGCGAGTTTTATTTTGATGCGTTTCCTGATCCGTTACCGTATCATTTTACAAAACACTTTGCAGATTCTTTTAATACGTCTGCTACTTTACGTAAAGGTTGGGATTTAAATTTAGGGCATATTACACCTGAACAATTTGAGTTTGATTTGTATAACACGCAGCCAACGGCAGAGCCTGATCCTAATTTTTATTTAAGGCCTTCTGATTTTTATTTACGAATAGAAGGGCGTGTAAATGATTTTGAAGATATACAGCAAAATTACATCGAGTTAACAGAAGAAGTTTTTGTTGAAAAAGGGCGTGAAGTTACTTTTGAGATTGAAGTTGGTATAAGCTCAAAAAATTATTTAGTAGCAAAAGATGAGTTCAAAAATATTTATGAAAATGAAGAAGAAATAGGTAATTTATTTTATTACGAATTGTATTACACGAAAGCAAAAGGAGGTGATCGTGAAGTTTATTTGTCTAACATTCCGCGTTTTGGAGTGATGCATGAAGATTATAACTTAAAATTAGATTACAGCTCAGAAGATGATTTTGCGGAATATATAAAAGGTAAATTAAAATTAGAAAGAAATAAAGTGAATAAATCGGGTTATTTTGGTTTGCGTTTGTTTCCTATAGTATCTCAGCGTCAAATTACTTTTTCAGTTCGTTTTCAAAAAATAAATTTTTCTGTAAAAGGAAATTCTAATGAAGAAGTAGTTTTAAAAAGGGCAATCGATTTTACAACGCAAAATGATGTTGCTGTTTTTCATGGATCTGATGAAATGGCGTTGACAAATCGTAGTTTTTTGGTGAATCCTAAACAGTCATTTGAGGTAGATTTATCGGAGCCAGAAAGATTGTTAGAAGCGACTATTGTAAATTTTTTAAAAGTGCCATACTTCGAATATCCTAATTTTTCGATACAAGCATTAACAGATTTAAATTTAGCAGATTATTTTGAAGAAACATTTTTAAAACCAGGTACCTTTTTTGTTCAAAAGAATGGAGTTGGTGAGTTAATTCCGTTTAAATCTTCAGCGATTATTCAGGATGATGGTTTTTTGCTTTTTTGGCAAATTTATTTTGAAGGTGGTATTGTTAATTCTGATTATTATTTACAGGAAGGTGATAAATTGTTTGTAAAAATACCTGCAAAAACGGCAGCGGCTAGTTATAATAGTTATTTGTATGATAAGTGGTCGCGTGTTGGTTTTTCTGATAATCAAAAATATCATAAAAATTTAGGGCAAATATACCATGACAGCTTGCATCGTTATAATTTAAAGTTACAGGGTACTGCTAAAAAAATAGTGTTTCCTTTAGATATGGTGGATTTTAATTTTAAAGAAAGCCGAGTTTTAATGCCAGTAACTATAGATATTAATTTAACAGAGGGTCAAACCGCAGTTGATTTGGTAGAGTTGATAAATGAAAATGTAACTGATTATGAAGAATAATGTAGCGCATCAATTAATTATAAAAGTTAGGCAGCAGGTAGGTGTTGTTTTGCCGGTGCAAGAAATAAGATTTGATAGTGAGCAAAAATCATTTGATAGCGAGCAGATAAAGTTTGATAAATTTTAAAAACCATGAAAAAAATAAATTTAGGGAGCGCGGCAAATGCAAATAACGGAGATAAAATTCGTATTGGTGGTGCTAAAATAAACGACAATTTTAAAGAAATAATTACGGTTTTGTTTGGTGCTCAAATTTGGGATGGCAATGTTGATGAAAATATACAGGCTTTGTTACAAAATTTATTAACAACCGAAAAAGGGTCGTTTGTTGCGGCTTTAAATTCGTTGGTAGGTGGTCGTTTTAGTGGCTTATATAGTGATCTGGTTGGTGTTCCTGATTTTGGTAGTTATGTGAAAATAAAAGATAGGGATTATGTTTTACACAAGCACACAAACAACACCGATCCATCAAAAAAAGGAATACGCCAAAACAACGATATTGTATATAACGTGCAATGGAGCGCAACAGAAGTTTGGCAAATGGCAATGTGTATAGATGCTACCAAAAGTGCAGATGATAGGGCGGCATGGAACGTGATAAACCCAATAGAAGGTATACCATTAATTTAAAACAAATATATGTCAACATTAACAGAGAGAGTTGCGGCGTTAGAGAAGCAAATTCAACCGCACAAAATTACGCTTACACATGCAGATAATCCAAATTTAACTGCTTGTGTCGAGCTTAAAGAAACAGGAGATGTTGTTGTAAAGTACAACACAACAACATCAACCGAAACACCATTTTTAACATTTGAAAAAGAATAAATTATGAAACAAAAAATAACATTTTTAGCATTACTATTTACAGTTTTAACATTTGCTCAAACCACGGTGCATAACACCAAGGTTAAACTTAAAAACGTTATCACAGGTGTAGTATCAGACAGTTTACTGGTTATAGCACCAAATGATGAAGTTCGTAAAATTCCAAGGTCTGTTTTTTTACAAGGGGTAGAAGTAGATTTAAGTGATTATTTCACCCGAAACGAAATGAGTAGTTTACTAGCAAACTACGCAATTGGCGACCACACGGTTGATACTAACACGCAGTTGTCAGAAGCGCAAGTAGATGCTTTTACAGCTAATAATGGGTATTTAACAACTTTGCCAAGCAATATCAATGCTAGTAAAATTGCTGATGGTTCGGTGTCGAACGAAGAGTTTCAGCTTTTAAATGGTTTAACAGAAGACATTAGTATAAGTTTGGCTCAAAAAGAAGAAACTATAAACAAGTCGCCAAATTTTATAAGTCCTAATAATATAAGTTATCCAACTACTAAGGCTGTTGATGATAATTTTGTTAAAAAGTCTGGCGATACCATGACTGGGAGTTTAAAAGCTACTAACTTTCAAAATGAAAATATAATACTTGAAAATCAAGGACTTCGTGTAACAGGGTTAAACGCTTCTTTAGGTTTTTTAGGTAACGGAACAGGGAATTTCAGTTTTGGATATGGCGCTGGAAACGGAAGTGGTTTACTTAGGTATTATGCGGGTACTACACAAGCTAAATGGGGTGTTGATAGCGGAGGAAACTCAACACAAACTGGTTCAGCAACAGCAAATGATTTTATCGGTGCTTGGAATGGTAAAACACCTGCCGATTTTGAGCCAGCCATGACAATGAGCAGTACTTTTGGTACTTTAAGTGATGCTAAAGGGAGTTATCTTCATGGAAGTTTTGGTTCAGCGGCAACCTTAACTATTCCTGCAGGTGTGACAAATAGAAAGTGGTTAATTAGTACGACAAGTCAGGCTGTTAATTTTGTGGCGGGTAGTGGTGTTGTTATAGATGTAATTGCAAACGGTAGATCTACTTCGTTGGCAATTGGTGATGAGGATAGTATCGGTCAAAGCGCGACGTTAATTCGTGTATATGGTGATACTTATATTTTGATAAAATAATTGTAAAACACCTAAAAAATGGAATTATTAAAACAAATATTAGGAAGTCAGTCAGTAGAAGTTTGGTTAGCAGGTATGTTTTGGAGCTTGCAAGGAATTATAGCAATAAAACTGTATTATTTACCAAGTAAGGAAAAATTCAACCTTAAATTTTGGTTAAATGACAACCTTATTGATGTCGTTAAAGGACTGTTTTGGTCGTTGGTGGCGTTAAGGTTAGGAGATTATTTAATTCAGGTTTTGCGCCAAAAAATGAATTTTGATTTACCTGAAACTACCGATTTTGTGGTTTATATGATTATTATAAGTACTGTAATTCAGTACAAATTGCATCAAAATAGAACTCCTGTTCTAAAAAACAAACAATTAAAATAATATTTAAGCCATTCCTTTTAAATGATTGAGAATATTTTACAGCTATCAGGGGTTTTAGCGCCTGTTTTGTTTGGTTTTTACAAGTACGCAACCGATCGAAAAGATAAGAAGCAGAAAGACGAAATAACAGCGTTAAAGCAAGATAAAACAGCGTCAGGCTTTAATATCGGCTTATTGTCTAACTTAATGAAAATGAAGCTTTACAGCTCTTTAGAAGTTGTAACAAAAGTTTTATTTAATAACACAAAAGCGACTAGAGTGATAGTATTTGTAGCTATTAACGGAAAAGTAGAGCCTAAAAAAGTATATGCGTTATTTGGAGAAAAAGACGATGGCATGCAAATAGATCAGGAATTTAAAGGAGTTGAAATAGATGAGCCATATTTGCATACGCTTCATGAGTTAGAAAAGGAAGGTAGTTTATTGGTTGAAACAATGAAGCTAAGGAGTGGCTTGTTGAAAAACATATATTTTAAAGAGCAAATAACATTTTCTTATTTAAAATTTGTAAAGAGATATCATTTAACAGAAGAAGATGATGCTGTTGTGTATATGAGTATAGCTACAGATAATGATGTTAGCTTTAATTCTATTGAGTTGACAGAAATAGATATTAAAGTAAGCACCACTTACAGGAGTATAATTAATAAAATAGCAAATTAACTATGCATCTACCATTAAAAAAAATAATTGACAGAGGAAACGATCCAACAGGTTTTGGGCATTTTGGAGCGAAAAGAGGAACACGCAAACACAAAGGACATGATATAATTTCTGTTCCTGGCGAAAGTGTAGTTTCTATGATTGATGGTGTAGTGACAAAAATAGGGTATGCTTACAAAAATGCGTTGCAATTTAGATATGTGGAAGTCACAAATGATACTTATCGAGTTTGGTTAATGTACTTAGAACATGCTAATTTAAAAGTTGGGCAAACAGTTTGCGCTGGACAAAGAGTTGGCTACGCTATGGATATTGCCAAATATCATAATGCTAAAAGAGCTAAAAAAAACAAACTACTTAAAAAATCGGAGCGTAAAAAATTAGTAAAAATGATTAATCATTTACACGTGCAAATTTGGAAAAACGGCAAATTAGTTGATCCTAAACCTTATTTGATATGAAAAACACAATACAAATAACGCTTATAATTATATTATCGGTATTGCTGTTTAATCAGTGCGAAGAAACTGCACAGTTTAAAACCACGCTAAAAAACAACGAATTAGCGAAAGCAGATACAATTGAATATTATATTAATGCAATTGGTTTAGGAGTAGCCGAAAAACTCACCTACAAAGGTACGGCTGAGCAACTAGAAGTTTACTTATCAGAAAAAACTAAAGAATCAGATCAGTTTAAAGAAGCTGCAAAAGGTTGGCGCAAAAAGTATAATGCTTTACATATTAAACTAGATTTTGTATTAGATAGTGTTGATGTATTGTTTAACAAGCCAGTACCTTATAATTTCGAACGCACATTCGAAAAACTTACAAAAGACTATGCTTTAAAAGGAATTGCCAACCAAAATGGCTTACAAATAGATTTTAGAGCAAAAGCAGCAGTAACATCATTTACAGGTATTAAGCCAACAGCCTTATTTGATAACCAACTGCAAACAGAAATAACAAGCTCAACAGATGCGTTAAGAGTATCGGGCTTTGATAATTTTAGTTTTTTACCAAAACCAAAGAAATGGAGTTTAAATTCGTCAATTTTCATAAACACAAAAGCCGAAATTCATTTTGGCGTTGGTATAGGTTATAATTGGTGGTCTTTTTAA